GTGGCGTTAGTCGACTACTGGACGCAGTGTGCTTAAGGCCTCTGCACGACTGGTTGTTCGAAATACTTCGGGAGATCCCCCAAGATGGGACTTTTGATCAGCTACAGCCGGTCAAAAGGCTCCTATCAAAGGTTAAGGATTCTACCGTTATATATTCCTATGACCTTAGTGCGGCGACTGATAGATTATCTATCAAAGCCCAAATGCTCCTGCTAGTGGGTGTGTTCGGTCCAAAGTTTTCCGTGGCGTGGAAACGCCTGTTGGTTAATCGAGTGTACCATGTATGGGATAAAACCCAAAGTGGGAAACTTGGTTATGTACCCTTACGCTATGCGCAGGGACAGCCAATGGGTGCGTACTCGTCATGGGCGATGCTGGCCCTTACACATCATGCGATGGTTCAGTTTTCAGCATATAAAGCGGGAAAGGCTGGTTGGTTCGACCGGTATGCAGTCTTAGGGGATGACATAGTCATCGCCGACGATGCAGTGGCCAAACAGTATGTACAACTTTGTACACACCTGGGTGTAAGTATTGGACTTGCAAAGTCGCTAGTTTCTAAGGGTAAGACCCTTGAGTTCGCGAAGAAATTCTTCAGAAATGGGGAAGATCTAAGTGGGCTCCCTATCAAGTACTGGGCTGCTGCCCGGTGCTCGATGGGAGTTGCTGCTTCATTGGCAGTTTGGTACCCATCCGGGTCAATGTACAATTTTGTGCGTGCTCTAGGCGCCGGTTTCAAGGGACCGTCAGCTCTAGGATCGCACTGGGGTAAATTACCCTTGAGACTTAGAGTACTGGCGGTATTCCTGACTCAGCCCTTAGGCGGAGGGAAATTCGCGTTCAAAGAGTGGGCTGAATGGCTTTGGAGTTGGGGGCCCATAGACAGCAAAGTCTCTCGACTTGAGTCTATGTTAACCCGATTCTCGCCTTTTGCAACAGGAATGTTGGAAGAGGTAGTGGCACCTACTTCCGAGTTGTTAGATCGATATCAGGAAGATATTTTCTTCACTGAATCGGCTAATGACCCGGCAGCAAGGGTTGCGATATCAAGGTCAAACAAATCACTTAATGATGCGTTGACATCTCTTACTAAGGCTGAGGAAGCACTAAAACATCTTCAGAGGCTTAATATCAAGTTCATGCTGCACCAGGTGTCCGCGATACTTACCCAAGTAACGCGTTCACTTAGTAAAGCTGAGCTTGTGCCTTCCCCTCCCGTACGGGCCATGGTGAAGCAAAACGCAGAAGCCAAATTAGTGAACGTCTCAGACGTCTACAAAGTTTGGTCGCGACTTCGGTCGCGCGTAATGCGACATTGTGACCGGAAAGTTGGGGCGAAGGAATTTAGTGGATAACCGAAATAGGACAGGCATGCGGTTCTCTAGCCGCCCTGGACCAAAAAGACAACCTGGCCGTGTGCAGAGCGCACTAGCCAGGGAACACCTTCATACAAATGTAAGCCTTTTCCCTACGGGGTTTAGGACTTGCATAAATAGTTGAGC